ATCGGTGTTGACCGACTGGATGATCCCCCAGGTCGCGCGCTGGAAAACAACGTGCGACCCTTCCCCCTGCACCTCATCCGATGCGACCGTGAATCGACTTTTGAAAAGGCGCTGCGCCATGTTACGCCCCCACCAGACTGCGGGTAATCGCCGAGGCGATGCAGCTAAACGTGGTCATGATCGGATCGGCAGATGAAGCGTCGCCGGACGGGTATTGGAAGCTCGCCAGCTTGCAGGAACCTGTTGAGTATTGCGCCTCACCGGCCGCGCCACCCTGCGGACTGATGCGCAGATAGAACGCGCCACCGTCAACCGTTTCGTGCACGGCGCGCACAAACTCGAAAGCGTCGCCCGTGCCCTCAGAGTAGACCAGGGTAACGGTGATGCTCACGGGCTGCTTTTTCCCGTAAGTGAGCAGCGCGCCGTCGCCGTCGAAGGTGAACGCGGAACCAACGCCGCGCTCCTGCGGCTCGATGGTTACGATACTGGCCGCACCGCTGATGTCAGTCCAGGACGATCCATTGGTGGATACCTCGACTTTTTGATCGACGGCGCTAATCGCTGCGGCTAATTGGGTCATGTTGATCCTCCTTGACGACCGGTTGTGATTTGTCTGCCTTTACCCGCCGGATCGCGCCCAGGTTTAGCAGGATTTTTTCAGCCTCGCTCTTGATCTCGATTTCCTCGCCAGGCTCGACATATCGGCCTAGCGATGGCGACCAGAGCAACGTCATTATGATGTACTTACCCATAGGTTGTTACCTCCGCTGTGACGCACCAGTAATCCACACCCGCGATGGTCACGCGCACGCCCGCGGTAATCGTCCAGGTTACAGGCCCTTTGGCCGGGCGTGTCGCGCCAGCCAGGCCGGACAATGCCGTATCCAGCGCATCGACCATGCCGAGCGTGTCATCCCAGTTAGCGTCGTTGGTGTTTTGAGCCACAGGCACAACCGCGATGATCAACTGAGCGGTGAGCGTGGGCCATCCCCCGCCGCGCTGGAAAACCTTTTGCGCATCGGCAATGCGCGCAGAGTTGATAAACTGCGCCGGCAAATCTGCCGAGCCGATCGATTGCGGCGGGTAGGTGAAGCGCCTGACCACACCGGTCACAACCAGGCTTTGCAAAGCGGATACAAACGTGCTGAGCGCGGTCATCTGGCAACCCTCAGGATGTACGGCTCTAACATCATATCCACGTCGCGCGGGATGCCTTGCGGGATGAGCATCACCCCAGCATCTGGCATGGCGGTTGTGTCAAACACCTGCGCATCGCGCTGCCGGTAGTAGTAGGCGGCTAACCTGCGGCAGGCCATCACGATGTCTGTAGGCGGGGTAACGGAATACCCCCATCTGCCGGTGATCGAGATTGCATCCTCTGGATCGTCGGTGTACTCCCAGGCATAATCGGATGAGGCGCGCAGCCTGAGCGCATAGTATGGTGTCTCGTTGCGTGGCAGTGTGACATACTCTGTGGATGGGATAGTCACGCCGCTCGAACCATTATCCAGGTTGGTTTTTAGGCTGGTGATCTGGCACAAATCCTCGTCCAGGATCAAACTGAGCCCATCCGTATGACGCATCGAAAAATAGTGGGTCGTATCGGCTGACACCTCAAAATCGCGGTGCGTGCGCTTTTCGATGGCCGCTTGCGCAGCGGCGATAAGGGCGGTCAACAGCGCATCATCCGTGGATGCGTCCACGTTTAGGTAGGTGCGCAATTCGGCAGGGGTTAGATAGGCCATTATGCTGCTCCCTCTACGCTGTGACCCACGAGTGCCACAGATCCCAGGCGGTCGAGCGAAAACGTGTAACCATCCGTGACTTTGACCCGATCTGGCGGCGCTTCGGGTAGAAATTCCACACGCACGCCCCCTGTTTCGTCAGGCCAGTAGATTTTCGGCGCGCCGCTGCCGGAGATATGGCCACAAACCACGGCGCAATCATGCGCCTGGTGAAAACCAGCCGCGCGGCAATCGAGCGCAAAATACCAGTCACATGCCAGGCGCGCATTCGGGCAGCGGAACTCGATCTGCTCGAGCACGCGCCGGTGGATCAACGTACATCCCAGGCCAACGCCATGAGTTTCCACCACGCATCCCCAAGCGGCCTGCGCGTTGAGCAGGTCATCGGCCAGGCTAACCCCATATCCCTGGTCATCGATGTATGGAAATGCCAGCCAGCGGTTTTGACCGTGGCGGCTGACGTACAGGCCGTAGGCCACGTCTGCATCGACCGCGCACAACCTGGTCAGCGCGTTTGGCGGGATGATCATATCGCTCTCGACGGTCAACAGCGCATCGTACCCGCCACGCAGCGCCATATCCCGCGCGCGGTTGTACTTATCGGTGATATTTTGATAGCCCATGATCTGGTTGGGCTGACCGTCCATATCCTCACGTCCAAGCACGACATCAATCGGCAATCCCCACTCGACGGTAAGGACGCTTTGCAGGCTGCGCGCATACACGCGCGGGGTGATCGGGGCCAGCGGCATGTAGATCAAGACGCGCATGGCGCATAACTCCACGGCATGAGTAGATCGAGTGCGGCGCGCTCCACCATCGCGGGGTGCTGCATGTAGTGATACATACGCTGGTCGAGCGTTACCTCAGCGCCGTCGAAAGAGCGGAAATCGCCGCGAAACGAATCGCAGCAGTGATAGACGACACTCTCACAGCCCATCCAACGCGCCAGGTGCAGCGCGACAACCACGGACGGGGTAATCGGGGGAATGCCGAAATCGCGCTCACAATCAAAGAGGTAATCGCCAAAACCATCTATCTGCCCGCTCTCCGGCTCATGTACGATGATCGGAGAGGCACAGTCGGCAAAGCATTGGTCTTTTTGCAGCGAGTAAACAACGTTCGACAGCATGAGTTTTTCCACCTTGACGATTGCCAGGTTGATCGCCAGCACCACGCCGTGCGGCATATCGGATGCTTGCAGATGCGCCAACGAGGGACCGCTGCCTACAACGTGCAGCGGCTCCCCCATGTGCTTATAGCGCAAAGCGTCAATGGAGCGCACGATCATCAGGCGACGATCTCATCCACGCTCGCCAGGTCGAGTTCGCTCGCCGGATGGTAGCGGCTGTGATCCGCGTCCACCCACGCGCCGTAATCGCTGGTCGCAGCGGTCAGCGTGCAGATGATCTTGACATAGCGGTATCCCTGGGCCTTGACCTCTTCGGCGGTCACCTCGATGCGCGCCTGCTTGTCACTGTCGGTGCCCGCTTCGGTCAGGGTGGTAGTTTCTTTCCCGGTGATCAGCACGGGTGCCGTGCCGGTCGAGGTGCAGCCGTAAACGCCCATTTTGAGCGTGGCGCCCGATCCGAGCGTGCCAGCCGCCAGGGTAGCCAAAATGCGAGCATGCTTGCTCATGTCGATAACATCGCCGCCCTGCGTACCCGTACCATAGGCATCAGGATCAACGACAGCGACAAGCGCCAGCATCTCGCGGAGGGAAGGGTGATAAGCCATTTCGATTGTCCTTTCAATTTTTTGGCGGTAGAGTTCCCGCCGGTGATGGGGGAGGACTAAACCTCCCCCTGGATTACGAACCTAACCGGCTCAGTCGTTATGGTAAACGAACGGGCTGACGGTGAAACTGCCCTGCGGATCGGCCAAGGTGACCGTGCCCTTGAGCCACGGCATGCCGTCCATGCGCTCGCGTACGCGCCACACGACCCGGTCGGTCGTAAATGCAGCGTGCTCCGAGTAATCGACGGTCATGCCGCCGCGCTGGAAGAACAGGTAGGCTTTGAGGTCGGCCAGCAGCACGTCGCCGGCGTTGTTCGCCTGGGGCAGGTGCTCCGAGAAAATCGGCTCGCCATAGCCCAGGTCGGAAATCTTTCCACGCCCTGCGCCAGCGGTGCCGATCTCCCAGGTCGCCACGTCCGGGAACACGGACGGGTGCATGAACCAGCGCGCTGGAGACAGGTATCGCTTGAAGCGGCTTACCATCGTCGCGGCGTCCACGTAGCCAAACACGTTGTTGACCGCCGGAGAGACGGCAACAACGGCAGACGAATTCAGAATGCCCAGCGGCTCGCCTGCGCCTGAACCACGGAACACGAAAAATTCCTTTTTCGCGGCGATGGCAATGGCGAACAGCGCGCGCAGGATCGTTTCGATGGACTGAGACGAGTCGGCCCCAAGCTCATTGGACACATAGACCAAGTCGCCGACCTTGTTGATTCGGTATTTGATCTCGGTGAAATTCGGCTCGTTATTATCCAACGTGCCGCTCTCGTTTTTGGCGGTCACTTTCACCCCGGCGGCCAGGGCAGTATCGCCAGCGCCTGCGGTCGGCGCGGTAAACTGATCCAACGCAGGATAGCTGCCTGCATCGCTGGTGACGTTGACGGTCGTGGTCAGCGCCACTACCTGATTGGCCTCGTCGCCCATTTTGAGCAGGTCGCGATGATACTCTTCCGGCACGAGCACGCCACCGGATGAACCGGCGTCCTCTTCCAGGGTCTTCTGCGTGCCATAAACCGATTTGAGCCGCTTCTCGTCGCCGCGCTTGACGGCCAGCAGGAAGTCCCCGAAGCTCTTGTTTTTCGGGTCGGTGCTTCCGCCGGTGTTGGTCATGTAACCGGCAGCATCGAGTCCGGGGGTTTTTTCCAGCTTTTCGATGGCCTTTTTCATGGCCGCGTCGATCATCGCCTCGATGCCATCCTGAGTACGGACGGCTTTTTGATCCTCTACCGGATCAACGGCGGCGTAGGCCTGCGCAGCGATCTGCATGTCAACGCTCTTGGCCTCCGCCATGAGTTTGGTCAAATCGCCTTGCTCAGCTTCGTTCAATTCGGCCTTTTCGGCCAGCGCCTTGATTTTGCCCTTCAACAGGGCGAGTTTTTCGGCGAGCGTCATGGTTGTTCCTCCTGAGTAGCATATAACCAGGCCTTCGCCTGGGCTTGTAACATCGCGCTCCGGTTGTCATCCGCCCGCCGCCCGCTGCTCTCGGCAGCCTCTAGCAACGCTTTGGCCGATGGTATAACCTCGGCGATGGTTTTCAAGTGGGATAAAACATTCGCGGTCAGCATGCGCGGTTCGCACGGCTCGACCGTCAGACTGTCACGATACAGCGGCCAGTTGGTGATCTCGCCGCTTTTGGTGGTTTTGACCTTGTCTGGAATAGCCTGGGACGAGGTGCCGATCAACCCTTGCTCGATCAACCCCTCTAGCGCCTGCACGTAGCGGTTCCGGCGGTCTAACACGCGCTCAACCCATACGCCGTACTCATCGCGCTTGGCGGTTTTCCAATCCACCACGCCAAGCACATCATCCACGCCGGGCGCGGCTTTGCCGTCCACCTGCGGGCCCTGTCCATGTTCCCAATCCACGTATAACGTGCCGGTTTTGGTATATGACGAATCAAGCACAACCGATTTCGAGAAAAACTCGCCGCGCGATCCGTCTGGATTGGGGCCGCTGCGCACCCATTCCAGATCGCGACCGCCAAACAGGACGATATAGTTGGCGACGCGCAACTCGTCATCGGTCGATGAAATCGCTTTGAGGGCGTTGTTTTTAGTGATAGGATAAGTTCTGTTTTTGGCCTGGTACATTTCGGATAGAGATTTTCGCACGGTCTCCCAAATCTCTTTTCTCTCGACCTCGACCCACTCGGCCATTGATGCAAACGAAATCTCATCGCCGTCCCGTTTGTAGTCTACCTCGTAGTATTTCCCGTCCATCATGCCGACGATGTGATCTGGAAATGTGGCTGCAACATAAGCATAGCTGTCTGCGCTGGGACGCGAGACCAATTTTGACCACGCCTGGTAGACCTCGTTTTGTAATTGCTCGTATGATTTCGGCATACTCCTCCAACAAAAAAGGCGCGTAGAGAGGGTCTCTACGCGCCCGCAATCGCCTTGCCTTACGCGCTCCGACTGCGCGCCGTTGCGCCTATGCAGTCGGGTCAAATCCATTATACAGGATTAGGCCGATATGTCAAGCTAGTTCGTGGTCGTAACATACAGCGTCCGCGCCGCCGCCTGGTTTTCCGCGCTGTCATCCGCCGTGTCCAACGAGGCGAGCTTGAGCCAGTGCGTGCCAGCCACGCTCAGCGGGATTTTGTAGGCCTTAGCTGTAGCGGTAGAAACATTGGTGGTCTTGACCCGCGCGCCGTACTCGTCGCACAGCGGGACGTATGTTCCGCTCTCGGTGGTCGAGACGACGAAACCGATATTTGCTGCCGTCCATTGGGCAGGGACGTACACCAGGCCTAACTGGACGAACGACCCAAACGCGGGGAATGCTCCGCTCAGCGCGGCCCCCGAAGCGATGGTCAACTCAAAGATACTCAACATGTTAGCCTCCTGATCCTGACAACGATTTTTCGAGGTATGTCTGCACAAACCCGACGACGGTATCCATTTCGTGCTCCATCACATCATCGGTGGTGAGCCAGCCACGCGCCGCGTGGAAACCGGCCTGCTCTTCGCCTTGTACGTAGATGCCATAAGATACGTTGTTACCAACGATCTGCGTCAGGCCGCCATCGCGCTGCTCGGTTGTCCACTTGCGGCCCAGCGTCTCGCTGGTCTTGCTGCCCCCGATTGATCCGTTTTTGCGCTTCCATCGCGGGCCGTATCCGCGCTTGTACCAGCGGTCTTGCGTTGGCGAATTAGCCTGGGTAGACGGTGGATAAATGGCGATCTTGCCCTTGACGTGCAGCGCGCCGGCGCGCATTGCCGCTACCAGGTGCTTGAGCGAGATGAGGCTATTGATCCGCTCCATGAGCGGGTCTAATCCCTCGATGCGGATATCACCCATTGGTCACCTCTGGCAGGACGTGATTGATCCAGCAACGGCATCTTGGATGTCGGGGAGGAGGCTCAGACCAGTCTATCCCGCGCGGTTTGCCGTTGAGCGGAGAGCACAACGGGCATACTAACTCGTCATTGCTGGTTTGCCACACTACCGACATCTCAATCCCATCGCGGCGAAGCTCCTCATCGACCGCAATCTCCCCCGCTGATGCAGCGCGGGTTATCTCTGTAACCGCAATCATCTCGGATCGCACCGGCGAATAGATGCGGCTCAGCGCAGCCTCTAGCTCCGCGCGGGTCTGTCCGCGCTCGAAGTAGGCACTCCCCGCCGACCGCAGCGCCTCGCGGCTGGTGTTATTGATTCCGCGCACCAGGTCGTAAGTGTAGCTGCGCGCCCAATCCACCGCGCGGCGGTTGATCAAGCCCCAATCCACGCCGATTGGAATCTCGTCCAGCAGGACGCGGGCCTGTTGCAAGAACACTTTTTCTAACGCGGGGGCGATCTCGCGGGTATAACTCATGTTGATCTCGTCCCATAGGGTAGCGGGCACGTTGTCGAGGGATGGTGGATCTCCAACCGCGTCAAGCACGCGGCCAACGTCACCGCGCATCAGCCTGGACAGGCGGCGCGCAAAATCGGCCTCTAACTCGCCGCGATTGGCAATGTCACTCATGGGTATCCCGCCCATATCGCGGCAAACGCGGCGCGCACATCGTCGGCGCTCTTGGCAGCCTCCAGCGCGCCGGTGATGGAGCCGCGCAGCGCCGGCCCGATCTCATCGCTGTCAAAGGTCACGGCGGCGGGCTTGCCAGCCTTGACCGCTTTGAGCGCCTTGTCCATCCACCGATCAAGATCGGTGCGGCGCGTCGGCCTGCCACTGGGCGGTTTTTGCTCCATTTCTTCTCGCTCGTCATCAGCAGGTTTCTCGGCAAACTGCGCTTGCGTTTCCTCCCTCCGTTTTTCGCTCGCCGCATAGTGCTGCTCGATCAGGGTCATGGCCTCGTCGGGGATGTCGAAGCCGTAAATCTCAAAAGCGGCCTTAGCCAGCTCAATCGAGCCGGCCTGGTTGATCGCGCCGATGAAACTTGCCAGCGATGCGGAGCGTTGCTCCTCATCCTCCTGGAAAATGGATAGCCGCTGCCACTGGAACTCAATTCGATACCCAAGCGGGATGAGCAGTTGATGGTTGAGCACGTCCTGGATGAACCTGCAATCGGGAATGACCTTTTGCCGGTACAGGTTGATCTCATCCTGTTGGCTAACCGCGTAGTTTGCCGCGCCGCTGAACAGGATCGAATGGGGTATCCCCAGCGCGGTTGATATTGCCTCGCGCTTGTCCTGGGTCAGGCCATTGTCTTTGAGCGCCTCCAACCCATCGCCGATCACGACCGGGTTTAGGCCGGCCTTGTTGACCACCAGCGCTCGCCCCAGGTTTTTGGGTCCGCGCCTGAACAGCCGATCCCATAACTCCTCGATGCGCGATTTTTCAGCGGGCGGCGGATTGCCTTCGACCTCCAATATGGTGGCTTTGACCGCTCCCCGCTGCAGGTGCTGCGTCATGAACTGGTTTAGGTTGTAGATAACGCCCGCCTCGCTCAGCGCAGATTGCAACGGGCTGCTTGTGGGTGGCCCGAGCTCCACGAATGGATCGGGCGACCAGAAGTAGATCACGTCCTCGACTTTCAGCGTTTCGTTGCCGCGCTTCCAGCTACCGATGTCGACCACAGCGCCCTGGTCATTTTTCTTCCAGTCGGGGCGCACGCTGGTTGGCAGCATGTAACGCAGCTCGAACGGTTTGGTGTTGATTGAGTTGGGCCGCTTATACAGGTAGCCATAGCCAAACACTGCCAGCGCCGATTCGATCAGCCCGAACAGCGCGCCGGGGTCGGGCAAAAACCCAAGCGCATTTTGATAGTCGTCGCTGTCATCCAGCGGTTTATCTGCACCGTCGCGAAAAATCTGGAACGGGACAGCGCGCAAATTTTCTGAGAGAATATCCACCGCCCGGAACGCCCACGACACACGGGCATACGCATCATGAAGCGAGATGCCCGCTTCGCCAGCCTCGCCTGGCTCGTGTCCAAGCACGACCTTCCAGGCTTCCGGCGGCAGCGATTCAACATTGATCGTTTTTCCGTTATGTTTTGCTAAAAAAATTGTCACGATGCCCCTCCCATCCACCAACCCGGGCCACCCGTCAAATCCGCCCACGACCAGTACGCAGCATCAGCCAGGTCAAGCGGCTCGTTCGGGAAACGCCTCAACGCACGCTCTAAAATCTCGTGCGTGCCTATGACGTGCACCAATGCGCCTTTTTCGTAGTCGGCTAACATAAGCTGGTTGCGCTCCACTTTCCCGCCAGTCCCCGCGCCGGCCTTCGCCTCGCGGAACGCCGGCCAGATGATACGGCTAAAAATTTGCCCTGCTGTGTCGCCATACTCACGCTGTAACTCCACCTTTCGCGCGGCCTGCATTTCGGTAATGATGTTATCGTATGTCGCCCGCCACAGGTCGCCACCCTGGTTAGTCTCGACCCCGACGTAGCCGAAACCATAATCCATGGCGATTCGGATCGCGCGCTTGATCACGTTCGATGGGCTGTCGATGGCCTCCCACGCGTACAGCCGATAAACCGTGCCGTCTCGTGCGATGCCATCTGCAATGATGCCATTCGAACAGCTTTCGTCCGTGTCCGTCACCGCCGGATCGCACCACACGCACCCGCGCACCAGGTCGGGAACCTCATCGCGCTTGCAGTGGCGGAATGTGATGTGGTCCCAGATGCCGCCCTTGATGGTCGTCTCGTGCTGTGCCTCGCTCAAGAATGCGGTCAGGCCCCACTCGTTGATCTGCGCCTGGCAGGTAGCGATGTCCTGCCCATCCCACGTCGCCGTTCCGCCGATGATGTAGTAACGGTTGCGGTTTAGCTCCTCGTCAAAACGCTGCTCGTAAACCAGGCCGTCTACCGCCCTGATCGGCCCGCTGATGATGCGGTCGATCAGGAAATCCGCGTCGTGCGCCAGCCTGTCGGCGATGCTGCCATCGTGGATCACGTTCTGGATGAACAGCACGGCGCAGTCTGCGCTTCCCGCCGGTAATATGCTGGTCGTGATAATGTCGATCTTCTTTTGCACCGTTTTGAGCGTGTCGTGCTTTTCGTCCACGTCGTCAAAGATGATCAGGTCTGGACGGCGCTCCTCGACCTTTGAGCCGCGCGATCCCACATCCAGCCCCAACGCATCCACGGTCAGCCCGCTTGCTGTGCGCAGGCGATTGCGCCTCCATCCCTTTGACGCGCCGTACTTGCCGACTTTGCGCGATGCTAGCGCCGGGTAGTTTTCGGCTAGCTTGTTGCTCTCCAGAAGTCCGGCAATGGTCTGTACGTGCTTGTCCGCTTTCTCCTGCGTGCTGGACACATACCAGATGTATCTACGCGAGCCTTGATATCCGACAAATACGCAGGCCAGTTCCGCGCTGGTGCTTTTCGCACCTCCGCGCGGCCACAGGGCGACAAATGGGCGCGGCTTAGTGTTCGGTTGTAAATGTGCTACCCAATACCAGAGGGCCTTGTGCCGCTCGCCAAATGGATGGGTTACGTAATCGGGGAATACACTCTTTAGCCAATCGCCCCAGCTTGATATATCCTTGCGTGGCTTGCGCAGTTTTCCTATTCCGCCAAAATCAAAACGCCCCGTATCAACTGCCGGTAGGCTTATCGTCGGGATCGTCATTTGCGTTTACCTTGCTCATCGCTTCGAGCAGTCTGATTGCCTTGTCTGTCATCACGCCATGTAGCACAGCTGCGCTTTCCGCGCTCTGTTTTGCCAGCCACGACTTGTCGCGGAAGTGCTCCGCCTGGACCCGGAGAGTAAGCAAGTTCTCTTCGAGGTAGTCAATTAGCAGTTCCCCAACCTGTTTTTTTTGTGTCAGTTCTGGCGTCAATTTTCCTTCGATCAGGTTCTTTTTCCACAGCTGCACCGTAGTACGCGGAATGTTGTAATCCGACGCGACGCGCGAAACCGCCTGGCCAGCCAGTAGCGAGGCCAGTACAGCGGCTTTCACATCGTCAGGGTGCTGCATCGACATTACATAAACCCCTCTGCGCGGATCGCGCTTTGTAGTGCGCTCTTGACTTGCTTCAATACCTCGATCTCTGCTTTCAGCTCTGCGTGTCGTCCGGCAATCTTGGCATACTCAACTTGAATATCAAGTATCCTCTGCGCGACGCGCTCAAGCAACTTTACCTTGCCGTCGTAGTCCAGCGCGAGAATGTCTGTATCCGAAAGATCAGCCACCATCACCTCACGGCTGCGCCTGCGGCCGGCGGCGCGGCTGCGTCTTTGGCTTGGTGATAACATCCAGAACGACCTTGACGTTATCCGCGATCATCTTGGCCTGTCGGTCGTGTGCATCCAGGCTATTGACCATGCGCTCCATGGTTTCCGCCAATTGACACACATCGTCTTTGTTGTTCTTGTTCAATTCGGTAAAAAAATTTCGCCATTCGGCGTCACGCTCCTTGATGGATCGCAAGAAGATGATGACCACCGCAATGACCGCACCAGCTGAGCCCAAGTTCACCAGCGAGGTAAATGTCTCAGGTGTCATCACGTCACCCACTCGCCGGCGCTTTGGCAATCAACCGCTTGACCGTGTCCCACAGTCCAGACGCGACCACACCCAACCCAAGGCCGTAGACGATATTACCGAACCAAAACACGTACGATAGATACCAGTCACCAGCCGGTGGCCTCGCCTGGGTGAGCATGTACCCGCCGCCGAATAGCAGTCCAACGCCCATCGAGGCGAAGCGCAGCGCGTTACCCGATAGCCCCTGCGCCTTGACCCACTCAACCAGACCGACCACGACCAGGAGCAGCGGCACGCCGCTCACCATTGCACCGAAGTAGTTTTCCAGATAGGCTAAGTCCATCGATGTCCCCTCACGAAAAGATGTCGCTGGCTCCCCGCCCCTACCAGCCCGGACGGGATCACCGCCCGGCCCGCTGCGGCTCGACGCAGCCACAAACAGTTAGTTATACGACCCGCGTTGTAACAACTATCCAGGTAGTATCCTACCACCTACATAATAGCACGATGCGGCGCAATGTGCAATAGCATCTCACGTCATGCGATGATTTGTTAATCCACCTTGAAATACCGCTTCGCCAATTCGTATCCCCCCTC